ATGGCGGTGGTGGTGCTGGTGGCGGATCACCAAACAATGGATCTGCTGGTGGCGGATCAGGATATGTTCATAGTGGCACTAGAGGATCATGGACTGTTGTAAGTGGAAATACATACACCGGAAGCAACAACAATATTCCTACCGAAGGATCAAGTGATTCAAATTATCCTGGCGGAAGCATAGGTCAAGGATCGACAGCGGATGACACACCAGGTAATCACGGAGCCGTAGTTATTATCTACTAATCCTTACACGCATAACTACGTGTATGAAACTAGGTTATTGGCAAATACAAGGCAACACACGATTCGCACCTGAATTCAAAATACCTTTAGGTATGTTTGATGTAAAAGTAGATAATTCTATTCCTAAACTACTGCTAGAAAAAGAATCACAATTAAAAAAATCTATAAACTATCAAGATGTTGATGGCGGCATTGGTGCAAAGGATAGTTTAACTGGAAGATTTCATGGTTATAATTTGTTAGAATGGCCTGAAATGAATTCTATCAAAACATTTTTTAAAAACAGTATAGTAGAATACTTTAAATTTACAGAGTGTCCAATAACAGATGATCTTTATATACAATGCTGGTATAATACAATACGAAACAGCGAAGGTATAGATCCTCATTCACATGATAATACGCCAGACTGTATGATAAGCGGTAATTTAACAGTATCAGTTGACCCTACGTCAAACAGTTTTACTTACTATCAAATAGGAGAGTGGCAAGATCCATTAAAAATAAAAAACGAGCCTGGTGTTTTAACTATTTTTCCAAGTTGGATAACTCATGGAACTAATGTGTATGAAGGTAATGACGTAAGATTAAGTATTGCTTTTGATCTTGTTAGTAAAACAACTTATGGTAAATTAAAAGATCAACGCAAATATATTAAATTTCCACTAAATTAAAATTAATAAAAATTCTCTTATTATTTTGTGTAGGGCATGTACCACTATGCCAATGATCGCCATCGAATAAAAACATTCTTCCTTTTTTAGGTTCTACAGTTTTTAAAATGCTATTTTTGTCCATTACATCTTTTGTTGTAACAGCATCATCTCTCTTATCATTATATATTATTGTATTTCCATCTGAATTGTTTACATAATACATTAATACATAATGCTTTCCGTGATTATCAATATGAGGATATCCAACTTTATCTTTATTTTCGATATCTTTAAAAAGCATATGCCCTCTACATTCTAATACCTTAAATTGTTTATCAAGTTCTTTTTCTAAAAAATAAACAATAGGCATTACCATAGTATAAAAGCCACTATTAGAATTACCATTTAGATCAGTAAACCCATGAACTAGTCCTTGAAAACTTTTAAAGTTTTTATATTCTTTTCCATCTTCGCTAGGATCAGTGAATCCAGGCATGTAAAAATAAGGAAAACTATCTCCAATCATAGTATCTTCTAACTGATTAACTAAAGAGTTGGGTAAGATATTATCTAATATTTTCATTATAAAACCTTTACTACAAAATTTAAAACCATTCTTCTATTACTTTTAGTAGGCGAACTGCTAGAATGATATCTATTACTATTAAAAAATATACAACTGTTTTCTTTAGGAGTATTACTTTTATACAGATTTAATTCTTCTAAATTGTCTTGCGGAAAAAACTCCTCATATAGTAGTGTATCTCCTTCGCAGTTAAAAGGATAGTAAACAAAACTAAAATAACTAGGGTCGGGGTCATGCTTTTGATCAATGTGTGGAGGATTTTTTATTTGAGTTATATCGTGTGGTAATTTGCAAAGTAAGTTGGCTTTTATTCTAATTGGTTCTAAATCTATGTTGAGTTCTTTTTCAACAAACGCAATAATAGGCCTAACCTGTGTAAAATAATTGCTTGTTGGACTAGTGTTATCAAAAAACGTATGCGTAAATTGAGGCACATCCCCGTACTCATTAGTTGCTAAAGTACCGTTGTTCCAAAACCACGGAAATTCGTGTTGTGATAACATAGTTTGTATATTAGACAGATATGTTTTTGATAACACATCGTGTAAAATCTTTACTGTACTTTGATCCATTAAACTAATAAGTCCAATACAGTTTGTAGTTTATCTTTAATTGCTTTGTTTTGAAGTGTGTTACGCAATCCCACGTGTAGTGGTTTAGGCCAACAGTTTACGTTAGTCCAAGCATAACCGCTGTGTTCATCATTAAGTGTAGGAATAAATTCATTGTCTACAATAGCCAAGTAAGTATGAAAGAAAAACTTACTGTCGTTTGAAGTAAACATTTCTAATGGAATAACTTTTTTAATAGGAGGAGTTTTACCTACCTCTTCTGATATTTCACGTTCTAGTGCTTTCCAAGGAGTTTCATTACCTTCTGCTTTACCACCAACAAGTCCCCATTGACCAGCAGTTTTGGTCTTGGTACGTTCTAGGAAAAGAAATCGTTTGGTATTACGTGCATAAAATAATGCACCACTACAAACAATGTTTTTGTCTTTTAAAGTACTATTCTCCATGATCCTGCAGGATATTCTCCTTCATAACTTTTTAACCATGCGCCAGTTTCATTTGTATATTTGTACTGTACGCCTGTATATGTATTAGTTATGTAGACAGGTTCTTGGGCCACACTAGAATCGGCACGTTCTTCATTTGCACTTGCGTCAAATGTAATTTCCCAATTTGAGCCGTTCCATGTTACAATGTCATTTGCCGCACCTACTGTTTGATCTTTCCAAGCAAATGTATCTGGGTTTGGATCATCTAGCAATAGATATCTTGTACCTACAGCAAGACTTGCTGTTTCTGGATTGAAACTTGTAGGATCAATAATAGCATCAACGGTACCTCTACTGTTTATACTATCACTCAATACTGTATTCTCTGGTACTGTGTCAGCATCAAAACTCAAAACAAGTTGTGTTTCATCTGTAGGATTTACACTTGCAGTGGCAACAACTTCGTTACCATCAGATTTTGCTAGCCTAATAGTGCTTATACCAGCACGGAATTCGCCCGGGTATTGATCTAATACTTTGAACCAACTTATAGGTTCGCCTAGTTTTGTTGGAACACCGTCCTGTGATGTTGAACTGTTTTCGTGTGCATCCATAAGTTTTGCTACACCATTAAGAACAAGTAAACCAAAATTATTTGGAGTTACACTTTGGCTTGTAATTGACTCACCGTCAATTAATCCTAGTTGTATTCCACCGTCGTCATCAAAAACACTCATAACAATCTTTTCGATAACACCAAGTTTCTTGATTTTTGCTGGAGGTGTAATCCATATAGGCATAGTAAAAGTTAATTCGCCTATGTCAATTTCTGTATCAACACCTTGTGGAATAGTTCTTGTGCTAAAATTAACACTTGAAAGTTCTATCAAACTCAAACTGGTCCAATCTATATAGTTTGCTGTGCTTTGTATTTCTAAACTAGGATTAAACAATACCAATATCTGTTCCATTATTTGTAATTTTTGATCAGTGTTTGTACTCCACACATCACATTTCATTTGAAGATTAAATGGTACAGGCATTAGTCTTTCTACAGTATAACCAGGACCTTGAGCACCAGTGTACTGTTCTGTATTGTCGTCGTAGTACCTTTCTCTAATATGTAATTTGTTTACATGAGTAGGATTTTGAATTCTATCTCTAGAATATTCTAAACCTTGGATATATGTCGCTATTCTTGGAGCACTTACAACTTTGTTTTCGCTATTGTCTCTAATAATATTTGCAACTTGTCTAGTTAAATTACCGTATGTACAAGGAACTTTACGCAGTGTTCCTGCATTGTCTTTGTAACTGAAATTACTAAACGCACGGATAAACTGTGTTACAAAGCGTCTTATCTGTCCATCATAAAAATGTTGCATTACTTGTTTACCTTTGTATTTTTGTCATTGTATCGTCTAGGATTATTATGTGCAGGTGCATAGTAAGTTTTTCCTTTTCTAGTAACCTTTTTTAGACCTACTGTTTTTTCTGTTCCATCAATAGGTATGCCCCATAACTCCTTTAATCTCATTAATTATCCGCCTTTGGTTTAAGTGCTTTAGAAAGACTTTGTCTTTCTTCAACTTCTTTACCTCCGATTGTGTTCTTTTTGGTATTGTTTACAAAACCACCTAGTTGACTGTTAGTTGTATCATCACCAACCATGCCTTGTGGATTAGTTAACGATCCTGATCTTACATTATCTTCAAATTTCACCCATCTCTTCCCATTATATCTAAAAAGCCTATTAGGAAAATAATCTGTTCTTAAGAAAAATTCTCCATCAACTGCACCTTGTGGAAATTGTGCACCAAACCCATATGGTTTTCCGTTAGCAGGTAATCCGTCTTCTGTTAAGTATCCTACATAATAATTATTCTTTGGAGATTTAAGAACTGCACTAGTATCTAGTTTAGTTGTGTCAACTTTAATGTCAGTTTGTGATCCTTCTTCTGTTAAAACATTTCCCTCACCATCAGTTGGAACAACAAAGTAACTTTTTGTATCATAACCAGGACTAGGAGCATCTGCTTGTGCTTGATCTAATACTGCTTGATTAATTTGCATTTCTTTTTCGTATGTTGAAAGCACATCACGTATAGTAGATCCGGTTCCTTCTCCACTGTCTTTGTTGAAAATTTCTTTAAATTCTTGACTGTCAATTAGAGGTTTACATTTACATCTAATTAAGTGTGGATACCAAGTTTGACTAAATCCTTCGGCGGCTCTGTTAACGTCCTCAATAACATAGAAACGTTTAAGTGCTACTTGATAATCGTTAAGTGCATACTCGTCTTTGAGGTGAGGTAGTTCTAGTACATCTCCACTCATTAATTTTCTTCCAATGTTTTCAACACTTGAATTTAGATGAAAAGTAACAAAAATAGTATCATTTTGCAAAAACATTCCAAACTGTGATAAGTCAAAGTCTAGATCCTGCACATTATATATTCCACGTAAAACATATACATCGTCTGAATATCGTCTGTCTCTATTCTCTAAAAACAGTAAATCCTGAATTTTTGTTTCAGGCATTGATTCTTCTTCAGCACTTCTGGTATAAGGGGTAGTAGGTGTTGCTTCATCTACACCCGGCTCTTGTGGACCCAAGTACTTGTGAACAAATACATCTGTACCGCCGACCTGAAACGCTTCATTTACATTCTTGTCAATAAAGCGATAATCAGCGGATTTCTCTGGTTTATATAAACTTAATCTCGGCATCGTAATAGTATTTATTGAATAAATATGAGTAACGGAGAAACTGATTACCATGGCAAAACAAACTATTAACACCGGTACAAGCAATGATGCAGGAAATGGCGATAACTTACGTACCGCATTTACAAAGATAAACGAAAATTTTAGCGAACTTTATGTTCAACTAGGTTCCTCAAACACT